GGAGATTGATTAGATCCTCCAGCATATCCTCTAGCTGTATTTAAATCTCCTACTTCTGACCAAGAAGTTCCATTGTATTGTTCTACTACATCTGTTCCAGTTTCACCAGGAGCAACAAAACCTCCAGCCATTAGTCCTGCTGTTTGACTTCCAAAATTACCTGCATGACCCATTCTTGCTGTATTTAAATCTCCTCCTGAAGTCCATGATGTTCCATCGAATTCTTCAGTATTATTAAGATGAGTGTTAGTATATCCCCCAGCTGCTAAAGCTGCTGTTTGTATTCCAATACCACTCGTGTTATATCTACCAGTTGATAAATCACCAGACTCAGACCAAGAACTGCCATTATATTCTTCTGTTTGAGCTAAATTACCTGAATTAGGTTGACCTGGTTGATAACCTCCAATAGCTAACCCAGCTGTCTGTGTTCCAGTTCCTCCAAGATATCTTCGTGCTTGATTTAAGTTTCCACCGCTTGCCCACGAGCCAGCTAATAAAGGAGCTACTCTAAGTTTTTGAGTTGTAGTGTTATACCAAATTTCTCCTTCTTGAGGATTAGCTGGATCACTAGAACGATGTCTAATGACAAAACCATGATTAGTTTTATATGTAGCCATGATTAATTATTCTTCAGCAACCAACCTTGCGTACTATCTGTAAATACTAAAGTAAATGCTGCTCTTTCTGTTGACACTGTTAAATCTTCAGTTGCACCTTGTATTTTTGATCCGTTTCTTCCTACTGTTAATGAGTTAGAATCAAATGTTCCAGCATAGTCTACAATAGATACTTCATCTCCTAAAGTTGGTGAAGCTGGAAGTGTAACTGTAAACGATGCACTAGTTGTATTTGCAAAAACACCTTGACCAGCTGCAGCTGTAAAGTTTGATGTTTTAACTGCTTGCCACGATGTACCACCACCAATATAATCTTTAATATCAGTCATTGCAACTTGGACCATTGTACCATTGTCGTTTAATACAACTCTGTCTGCATCTGCAACTGTTGTTGAAGTAGCTGATGTGCCACCATCAATAATATTTAATTCTGTTGTTGTTGAAGTTACTCCATCTAATAGGTTTAATTCTGCTGCTGTAGATGTAACAGCAGTCCCATTAATTGCTAATTTATCTGTTACAATATTAAATGTTCCATTGTCTTCAATTCTTGCAACTTCTGTACCATCTCTTTGTTGAAATATTAAATCTTTAGCATCAACAACTGGTCTTATAATTACATCACTTGATGAATTAGTTATTCTTAAAACTTCTGTTCCACCAGCTTTAAAATTAAAATCATTACCTGCTGCATCTAGTATAATATCAGCTGCTGCGTCAATTGTTAAATTGTTTGCACTTATGGTTAAATCTGTTCCATCACCCTCAATTTTTTCTGAGGCACCACCAAATTGAATACCAACATTATTTGGTATTACTACATCTGCTGTTGCTGTTAAATTAATATTATTACCAGATATAGTTAAATCAGTTCCATCACCCTCAATTTTTTCACCATCATCACCAAAAGTTAAACCAATATTTGCAGGGATATTTATGTCACCACTTGATCCAACTTCAAAAGTAATATCTGTGCCATCACCTGAAATTGTTTCTTCGGCAGCACCCAACATAATTTTTTTGCCTGAAGCCATTAATAGTGCTGAAACGTCTCCATCAAATCTAGCAACTTCCGTAGAAGAACCACCATCATTCACTTTAAATATTATGTCTTTATCTGATGTTGCAGATTCAATTATAAAATCAGTTGAGCTATTTGTAAATGTAGCAATTGATACACCACCATCTTTAAAAATTATATCTGCACCATCTGCATCAAGAATAATATCTGTAGTTGCATCAAGTGTAATACTAGAACCAGAATCTATTTCTGCAATAACTGGTGTAGTTAAAGTTTTATTTGTAAGTGTAGCAGTTGAGGTTGCTGATACTAATCTAGCATCTCCACCAGTGCTTGGAAGAGTTAGAACATTATTCGCAGCCTCCGAGTGTGGTGCAGCTTTTATCTGCTGCCCATGAGAGTTACTTTCACAATTAAATTGAATAGTACCTTGATTATCATTACCTTTGACGGTTACATGCCCTGTACCATTTGGTGCTAATTCTATGTCCGCATTTGATGTAGTAACAATATCTTGACCATTCATATCAAGATTACCACCTAGTTGTGGAGTAGTATCCTCAACTACATTTGATATTGCACCTGATGTAGCAAGTCCTGATACAATAGCTGATCTTGCAATTTTTTTAAGTCCACCACCTGAAGTATCTACTGCTAGGAATACATCATCATTAGCAACTGTAGATATTTCTGATAATGAACCTACTGCTATAGAATTAAAATTTGTACCATCTGCAATTAATAAATTACCTGCAGTATTTGTGCCCATAGTAATATCATCACCAGATACTGTAAGATCTCCATCTACAATTAAATTACCTGAACTATCTAATTTTAATCCACTACCAGACCCAACGGTTCCTCCAGATTTAATTACTAAATTATCTGAATCGGAATCATCTACTGCAAAATGAAATTTATCAGCACCTTGTGTATCTAAAATAATTGTAGGATCACCAGAAGCTACATCTATTTCTAATGTGCCTGCAAGGGTTGCACTGTCAGCAGCTAAAGCGTCTGTTGTTATTGTTCCATCAAAAAATGCATCTTTAAACTCTAAACTTGAAGTACCTAAATCTACATCATCATCTGTTACAGGTGCTAAAGCGCCATCTATTAATTTAATTTGATCTGCACCAGATGCTCTAAATAAAATATTATTGTCTGTTGCAAAGTCTATGTCATTATCTGAATCTCTACCTACAACTAAACTTGTATTTGTAATAGCCCCATCTTTAACTAAAGTTCCATCAATTGTTACACCAGATCCTGATGTAGTTTCTGCTATAGTATTTGTTGCAACTGTGCTCCCAGATAAAGCTGTAAATGTATTCGCTGTAAATTGAAAATCATCTGCGCCAGCTATTGCAATATCTATCTGATCATCTGTGTCAGCTGTAATTGTAGTATCTGCGTCAGCATCAAGGGTTAAAGTTCCGCCATCTAAATCTGTTGCTCCACCAAAACTAGCGTCAACTATATTTGTGCCATCAGAAAAAACTAATTTTGTGCTTTTATCTGACGTTCCAAAAGTTACACCAGTTCCCGACGCTGTTTTAAATTGAACAGTAAAAGCCCCTGATGTTCCGTTAACTACTATATAAACTTTTTCAACTGAGTCTGGAACAGTTACAATTTGATTACCTGTAATTGTTCCTGTTAATTTTATTACTGCATGTCTTGCAACTGATGTTGATTCTGTTGCATCACCGTCTGTGATTGATAAAGTTGTTGTTTGTGCACCGCCAGCAATAGATTTTTCTACATAACCAGCGATTGCTTTTTCTACTATCTGTAAGTTGGTATTTGTTTTATCACCCCATGTACCGGCATTTTCGCCAGTTGCCATTAGTTCTATACCAAGATCTGAAAATGTTGATGCCATAATTTAATCCTTAAGGTGTTGGTGAGTTAACTGGGATTCTGACTGTTCCATCTGTATAGTCATCTCTTCGTCTTCTACCTATTTGTTCTCCTCCAAATCTTTGTACTTCTCTTTGATATTTTTGTTCATAAAGTTGTAGCATATCCGCTGGTCCTTTTAAGAAACCATAGGTTTCTGCTAGACAACAATATAGCAGACCATTTGGAAAATTTAAACTAATATAATTAGTGTCATTATCTTCCAATAAAGCTGGTATTGCATTGTAATGTATTTTATATGCAAATGTTGCACTCGGTGTTGGTGACACAACGATAGATCCAGAGTTTGATGAACTTTCTCCAGTTGCTCCTGTATCTAACATTGCGTAATATTTTGGTGTTCCAGTAGAGGTGCTTGCTGATATATATTCTTCTAAAAATGTAATATCTCTTTTTTCTAAATATACATTGGCACCAGTAAAAGTAGATCCAGTTGCAGTATAAACCTGCACTGCTCTAATAAATACAGCTCCCGCAGGAACTGTTACGTTATTTGTTCCAGATGTAAAATTACCTGTGGCTGTTTTTCTATCAGCATCAATAGGCACATCTCTAAAAATTCTATATTGTGCATTTAATATTATATTTTCTAATACACTATCTGATAAAACAGTTGAATCTACTTCTGTATAACTTCTTATTTGTGTTTTTAATCCTGATGCACTTAATCCTGCCATTATGCTGATAAACTAACTGGTCCTGCAGACACAGTTGGTCCTCCTCCTTTTTCTGTTACACTTGGAGTTGCCCCTAAACTAAAAGTGTATTTATCTGTTGTTGTAACTGTTATACTAAATCCTGAAGCATTTTCAAATGTAGATGCAGATACTCCACCAGGGCTTCCTCTAACATTTCTAAATCTTACGGTATCGCCTGAACTTCTGCCATGGTTTATTTCGGTTACTGTTATTGTTTGAGAACTTGCAGTAATAGAAAAAGGATTATTCCCTAACATAGCAGCAACTTCATTTTCTGTTCTTGCCGGTCTTGCATCTCTTAAACCTTGAGAATCACCTGATCTTGATCTTAATTCTAATTGTGGATGTTTTTCTTCGTATTCAGATTTGTGAACAAAATGACCATTCCACTCTTTAATCATTTCATTATATGGAAACTCCATTCCTGACCTATCTGAAATTGCTTTTGCGTGTTTTCCTCTTGTAAATGCCATTATGCTCCTGGAAAATAAGTTTTAGGTGTTATTATTGTGCTAGAAGAGGATCCATCTTCTGCTAATGCTCTGCCTAATTCATCCTCATAATATAATTTCATAGCTTGCACTCTCTCTGGTGCATATTTTTGTGCTAAATAAAAAGCTAAACCAGATACCATACATGGAACAAATCTATAAGGCACATCTGTTGCATCTGTATATGTTGAGTCAACATCTTGTATTCTTTTTACAAAGAAAATATGCATGTCTTTTGTTGCTGCTGTTGAATCTGGTGTTGGAAATATTGTGACAGTTGTTTTATCTATAAATCTTTGAACAAAATATTGAGAGGGAGTTCCTTTAGATAATTTTCCAGACAAACTAGAATATGTAGATCTATCAATCTTAGTCATAGCAGCATCTGATTGAGTAGTTTGAGTTCTATTTTGTCTAAAGGTTGCCTCCAATATATCCGCAACACCAAAAGTAGAGGATCCACTTGTTCCACCTACAGTAACTGAAGATGTACCATCACCACTAGATCTAAAAAAAGTGTATTCAGCTTGACCCTCAATTAAATCTATATTTGTATCTCCTACTTCCCAATAATGTAAGCCTCTATTCCCCCATTCTTGAAAAAGAATATTAAGAGATCTTCTTGCAGATCTTAATTGATATCCAGATGTTACTTGTGAACCTATACGCTCATATGCTTCTGCTATTAAATCATCAACAGCAAAAGTTTTATCAAAAGTAACTGTGCCTGAAGTTGTGTTGGCCATCAGCTACCTCCTTAATAATTTTTTAAAAATTCTGCAATAACCGTATAAGTATTTCCAGAATCAGCTGCACCTGGTACAACAAAGTTTACATCGTTTTCATTAGAATTTGAAGAAGTGTTAGGTGGTATTCCACCAAATTCTCTAAAATCCCAATATCCAGATCCCACTAAAGCTACTATCGGAATATCTCCATCTGAGTCTTCATAATCTAAACGAGCAAATGAATCTTTTCCATCGCCATTTGAACAAGAGTACCATAATCTTTGTAAAACTACACGAGTGCATGATTCTCCTGCAGCGTTAGCTGCTAACGCAGAAACATCTGCGAATACAGTAGTTCCACCTGTTCCATCTGATTGATTTACTATTTTTATGGTCACTCTCTTATCGTTTTGTTGTAAGATAGTTGGACCTGTTACTGTGTCTGCCATGGTTTCCCTCCTTAATCAAGAAACTGTGAGGGCCGAAGCCCTCACATTAATTATTATTATTGATCTGCAAATGCAGGT